GGCGAAGGTCGACTCTGTCCCCATCTGTCACTTAGTTACTTGTTCCCCAACTACGGGGTTCTAAGATTCTACAAGTAACGCGTGCCAAATGGCTTCAAAGTCAGAAGAACGAAAACGAGAATCAGGTTGGAAATCCCAACAAGGGGTTACCTTTCTGACCGTTTTATACACAGTCCCTCCTATACTACGGAGGGTCAGTGCGTTCCTAGTTACGTAACCACCCAAAACGCTTGTCAAAGCGCCATGGTAATACGTGGTTGCAACATTGTGAGTTAATCGGAATCGTCTGGGAATAGGTTCTGTTGTAAAATAGAACCTACTTCCGTATCGAGTCTTTCGACTTCCAGAATAGTATTCTGGACACTTGAAACCACCTGTATCACTTTCGTGAAAAGGGACGAACAGCTTTCGCTGGACGAGCCTAAACAGGCAATTGAGAGTGCGATAGAGAGGCTTGCGATGCAAGCAACTCCAACGACATAAACGATTAAACGCACTGTAGAGATCTTGGTCATTTTCAATTTTCCTAAGGTAGACAGATCTAACGTTTACCCCAAGATGATAATCATGACCACAGGACTCGCGAAAGGATCCGTCGTTAAAAGATTTCTTTATATTAACGATGAAGCCTAACCCTTCAAGTAGCTGGCAAATCAAGTCGTATGCTTGTCTAAGGCATACGATATCATCGCCAAATACATGGGGTCTTTGCTTTATTCCTAATTTGGAATAGGCAAATTCGCAAACCATCGCAAATATCAAAGTCTGTAGGGGAAAGCAAAAACCATTCCCCATAGAACACATGATATGCAAATCTACGTACTCTCCCTCTATCTTGGTTGACTGGGATCTGATTTTACTCAGAGCCTCGAAAACTTCAGGTGGAAGGATGGTGCGACATAGATTTAAACTTATCGTATCCGAAGCACTCTTAAGATCGATTGTGGCAAATGAGCCAGTCATCGATCCTTGTTGTGCCAGGAAGCGGTTTATGTCAGGTTGCTTAGCCAAGTCTATGTTATAGACCCGCTTAAGGTGACCTTCAATAATCCGTCCCGCACCAAGCTGATAAAACATATTCAGCCCAGGTTCGGTACATATAGTGCGCGATATCTCTGCATTTTTCGGAACTGTTGACAGATTACTACCTTCTACGACATCAACTTTAAAACGCTGTGACCGAGTTTCCTCGGCCGAGCGCCAATTGTTAGATACCGTATATTTGTACAATTTGTACAACTCAATGCTAGTTACAGATAGGTGCCCAGCGAACATCTTGCGAAAGAAGTCGCTGTACTTGGTACCAACTGAACTTCCAGGTCCAACTGCACCATGATCTAAGCAATCGCGAAGATCTAGTGAATTACGTTGGAGATGGCCATCTTTGGACTGCAGAATGCGAAAAGACTTGTCTCTAAGAAAGTCTAAGCACTCAGCTACCAAAGGAGTATCCTCAAATTGAAGGGTACTCGCACGGTCGTTCATTTCACGAAAAAGTGAAATGGCGGCCGAATCAGCATTGGAAGAGGACTGTTCCCACTTTTTAAGTAGGTTCTCCTTTTGATAGGAGGCGACAAATGAATCATCGTCGCGCAAGTCTTCTTCAAGAAGGTTTTGTAATAACACAGGGTTAAAGTCCATATGTATATCTCCCGAATCAGAGTTAGATTATAAAACGCCGTCGATATTGGTATCGCCAAGACCTGACGACTGATCCCAAACTAACCCGAAATGCGCGGAAAGCGCAGCTCGTATGTTAGCGGCATCAGCAGTGTCAGATCCGGCGGGAACCTCAATCTCGGTGCGAATAATCATAGTCTGGTACGGTTGATCTGCCAGCGGCAGAACACCCTTCCGTGTAATAACCTTATACTTATTCCGTGGCACATTGGCTATTAGACCAGTAACTGGATTGGGTTTCCCCAATACAGCAAAGGTCTTAGGCCGTGACACGGTTAAGGTAAATGGTTGCGACACGGAGTGAGCGTCAACTCCCGTTTGTGTACCGCCTAAAGCGGTAACAGCGTTTTGCTTACTGTTGCTATCCGGTGGCGTATCACTAACAGTTGTATAAGTTGGTGATGTGAAACCGGTTTGACTTGCACCCGTTAGGGTAGTCGGGATTGTGATAGACATTTTGTCATATCCTGTAAAGAGTGTTTACTTACTAAAAATGTTGAGTTTCGCTAGGGCGGCCATGTTCAAAAATTGACCAGTGCTGCCAGGAAGACTAAACTGCAATGACGGAATTGTCAAAGTAGTCGCTTGCCTCGAAACTGAACTCTGTGAACTGACAACCAATGGTTGCTTCAATGTTGTAGGTTTGTGGTATAGTGACCAGCTAGGAGGATCCTTGACTATAAAGTTATATAGTTTTAGATCTCTTTGCTTGCGCAGTGTAAACTGCGCCCACTTAACACCAACTGTAGACATTGTAGCTGCGCTTAACATATCGCCAATATTCAAGAAGTAGTCGGCAAGAAAACTCCAGGGAACAAGTTCCCATGCGGTGGGGATAACCTCATTTAGGTTAAAACCACCAAGATCGATAATTCGATCTACGGAGTTATTCGAAACGATTTCCGCTTGATGACCGACGGTATATATAGCTTGATATTTATCGTGAACCAGTTTCATGTAGTTCATATTGAAACTAGGTCTCAACGTGGTCACATGTTTAGTGTGACTAGTTGATTCGCTATGTCCAGTAAAGCTTAAACGCTTTATACCCGGACTGGCTTTGTGTTTATAAGCCTCAGCGATCCCTTGAATATCGTTTATCATTGGAGATACTGCGAAAGCATACTCCAAATAAGTCTCAGCGAAGGCATTAGCTTTCGTATGTGATGGCAGTTTCTTGCGACGGAGGCGATCAGCCTTGTCTGCGAAGATTCCGGTCTCACGACGAAAAGCCCGCGCTGGTGACTTGATAAGACGAACGGTTTCCCTTAACTCGCCCAACATGACCATACCAGAAAATTTGGTAGTTTCATTATGGATTTGTTTATGGATTCCGCTCAAACCATTGTTGATAGCCTCATTTTGATACCCAGTGTCGGAAGGAATTCCCGGCAGTGAGGGTATATAATCGAACGAATTGGACTTACACACGTACTCGTTTGCACGAGCACAAGGGTCTGTCCAGGATTTTGTCTTGTCAGATTTAAACTGCCAAAGACCGGGTTTGTAATCAAACTCGCCCTTAGATCCATTTAATGCGTTCGTGGCACCGTTACCATCTGCAATTGCTTGCCGCCAATTAGGATTATTTCCTCCGGTTCGCGAGTTTGTCCAAGAAAGAGCTTGAGGTGTAGCTGAAGTTCTGGTGATTTCACAACCAGAACTAAGCTGTTCCCAAAAGCCTTCAATGACAAATCGTTTACTGTTAGATATAGTTCCCATGGTGGTTAACTCCTGTAGATGATTAAGTGACAAAGGCTAGAAGTAGTGCCAAACTACTTCAAAGATACCATCTAATCACGCTGTCTAGGACCAACAGGCCATAGCAGAGTCTCATAATGATTACGCAATAACCTAAGTTCTTGCGCGTCCATACGTTTTAACTTCTCTTTCGAGTAGCTGACGTGTGGAATCGAAAAGTATTCAAGTAGTAGAATGTAGTTATACACTCTATCTTCAAGAAATTCGATATATGATTCTCGCATTACGGCCTCCTGGTAAAGAAAGTGTGCACCCGAAAGGGTGTGGAGATG